GCCATGAGTTATTACATGGTCAAGGCAGGCGGCATTGCCGCGAAGCTCTTGGGCTGGGAATCGTAATTTCCAGTTCAATCTGTCGATGCTAGCCAACCGGCTAGAGGCATAGGAGTACCCACTAAGCCTTAAGAAGCTCATAAGGAGAAGATCCAAATGAACTCGAAAAGCTTAAGTGAGTATTTGCAGGGACTATACGACGCAATCCTTCTGGATTGCGTTGCAGCGTACCCCTCTCGTCAGAAGGAGTTTGAACGAGACAAAGTTCGACTCCACCATTTGATGAAACATAGGGGTTTCCAGGTTTTAACCCTGGATTTCCCTGAGCTTGGTAAACACCTTGACAGGTGCTTATCTCGCGGTTCCTACACGAAGTCGGGTATGGTTGCTACGCAACCATACACGAATCGAGGTCCAATCCCGAAGCTTTTTCGGGGTTTGTACCTTAGGGTGTTTCATCCTAGTGGGATGCTACGTGAAGACTGTGACGTCACTGCAATCAAGTTGCTACGGCAGCTTTTCTATGCTGCTAAGAAACTGAAATTGGAGTGCACAAATGAGCGAATCTGGAAACAGGTCCGATCTTTCTACACAGTCGACAGACAGCTCCCTTCTCCCACACTTAAGTGGGACGAAGACGAGCTCGGAGAGTTTGGAAAAGATAGCCTCCATCTTAGAGACTATCATCCAAATCGCCCCGCTGATCCTAACTATTCTCTCTTCCCTAATAAAGAAGAAGGAATAAGCGACGATCAGGTCCCCTCTGACATTGTAAGGTCGCTTTACCACATCCAAGATGTGGCTGACTACTTTACATGTCGTTTTGGATGGTTTGACCCATCCGATTGGAGGGCGAAGCATGGACCAGGTGCTGTTAGTGATCAAGCCAGGTGCTCTAAGTACGAGTTTCCGACTTGGCCACGAAAGCTTGACCGAGTATTTCCATTGGCCGATTTTGCTTACGCAAATTACGGACAGTGGAGTAACGATCTTCTCGAGTCTGGAATGTCTCGGAGATTCTCAGAAAATGAGCCTCCGAGTCGTCTCATCTGTGTGCCAAAGACGGCCAAGGGCCCGCGGCTTATCGCTGCGGAACCCACGGCACATCAATGGTGCCAGCAGATGGTACTTAAGTTCCTTACAAGAGGAGTCGAGAATTCTTTTCTACAAAACTCGATCTCTTTTAGAGACCAAGAGCCTAGTAGAGAGAGCGCTCGACAAGCTTCGCGCGCAGATGACCGATGGACGATTGATTTGTCCGCGGCATCTGACCGATTGTCTTGCCGATTGGTTGAACGAATCTTCAGGAGTAATAAAACACTTCTGAATGCTTTGTCAGCCTCTCGGACCAGGTGGATCGAGCAATCGATCGACCGGGAATCTCCTAAGTTTTATAAACTTAAGAAGTTCTCGACAATGGGTAGCGCGTGCACCTTCCCTGTCCAGTCTATCTTGTTTGCTATCATAGCAATTGGCGTAGGCTTTGCAATAGAAGCATCGCCTTCCCGAAAGGGAACCAAGAGCTATCTCAGCTTACTTGAGGGACTGTCCAAGAAGGTCCGGGTATTTGGGGACGATATTATCGTTCCCAAGTCCTGGGGCCCGCTGCTAATGGGAGTTCTACGTTACCTCAGTCTTGAGGTCAATCTCGACAAAACTTTTGGAACTGGAAAGTTCCGTGAGTCGTGTGGGATGGATGCTTATGATGGAACTGACGTTACATCAACGAGCATCTTAACGTACCCAGAGTGGTCCCGTCCCGAGTCCATCATCAGTAGCATTGCAACTAGGAATAACCTACTTAGGTCAGGCCTATTTGCTTCTGCTGCCTGGATGAAATCGAGAATACTTTCGGACGTGCGTGGTCTACGCATCCCGGAAGTGCCGGTGGACTCTGGTCTCCTTGGCTGGGAAACCTAC